TACACCCTGGATCCGTTCGCAGTACTTGGAATCCGTCTGGACGATGATTCGGTCGTTTCCCTTTCTGAGAACACGTCGAACGTTTGCCAGTTCCTGACCCTTGAGATACTTGCGTATGTAACGTTCCAGTGGTGCACACGTGATTTCGACATTCACCGCCTCTTTGGACACCTCGTTCGTTCGAACTGCAAAGAGTTTGAGAGTTTCTGCTGTAGGCGTTGCATCAAACACACCCCCATTCAATTCACGCCATGGCACGTACGGTCCAGAATCCACAGACCCACGATCTCGTTTGTGCGACCAGAGCATTCGGAGTCCCGAGCCACCGTAGACGCTCGCGTCGATACGTTGACTCCATTCCGGGTCGTCTGGAAGTTCGAGCAGAATACGAGTTCGTAAAGCGAGCGATTCAGACTTTGTCACGAAAACATCCGGCCAGTGGATGTGAACACCCGTTTTGACCTGGTTGTCCACATCACGCGGTTCAGCGCGTGCAATGACACATCGACCCTTTTGGACGACGGAGTGCATCACCTCGACGAGATTGAGTATGACGTCATCTGGGAGCGCCTCTGGACCCTTGTAATCGAGATCGACAAAAAACTTGAACACGTCAGTCTTTTGCTCCACCACGTACAGTTTCTTACCGAGACGTACTGCATGTACACAATCCACGTAAAATTCGTCAAGTTGTTCAAACGGAACTTGAAGGATTCCACCATCCATGAGGACGTGTGTCCCCGGACCCTTGTCTGTGAGCCATTTCTCCATACTACGATATACCATTCATTCTTTTAGTCTGTGAGTCCGAAGGACTTGTGCGCCGCTGCGCGACGAAGGAGGCGTGCTTTGCACCCCTCCGCCTATTTTTAGTCTGTATCCGAGTCGTGCGTCAAGCGGCTCCAAAAGTCTTTGATTTTCATGACGACGATGGGCTCCTCCTCTGTCGAAGAAAGCTCTGCTTTCTTCTCCTCCTCAACAACGGGCGGAGAAGGAGGCTCCGCCTCCTTCGACGGAGACTCCGCCTCCTTCGACGGAGACTCCTTCTTCAACTCCTCCTTTTTGATTTCATAGATGATATCGACGAGAGACATTGTCTTTGCCATCTCGTCGGCGTCACCGTATCCTCGCGCCTGGATGAGCATCTCTGCAAACATACGCTTTGACTTTGTCATGTTCTGATGTTTGTCAATATTTTCACATGTGTATTTTGACGCTGAAAGGTCAACTCCGGAAATAAAAGTTTGTACGTTGAGTCGAGGAAAGAGCTGTGTGAAAATCCGGGTTTGTGATGACGTGTGTACGTATCATGTCCCAGAGATTGTCACGGGCTGTGATTCCTTCGAGCGTGTCAAATTCCACCTTGTCGTTTTCGTCGTAATTTTTACGAAAATACGTTTGGCGATTCTCCATCTTGGATTTCTCCTCGTTGAATCGCCGAACGATGTACGTGTGTTCATTAGCCGTCATGGGCAAATCGATTACGTAGACGTGGTAGATGCTGGTGACGTCATCCTCGATGTCAGCTTCAGAATCTCCTGGACCTTTGTACTTGGTTGCAAATTGGAAATAGGAGTATGCACCTCGTTTCAGGTTGATCGTACCTCGAGTCTCCTCCTCGAGTTCCCGAACGGCACATCGTAGGGGGTTGATCACCTCACGGCGTCGACACCCGCCTGTGACGAACGTCCACTCCTGGTACCGGCGATCGTGAACAATAAGCATATACTGCTTATTATTGATCGTCGTCACCGGAATCGCTATACTTTTGTGCCTCTCCCGACATGGCTGGTCTTGCGGGGAAGTCATTCCCTCCTACTGAATCGCTCGTAAAAAAATTCATCAGCTTTCCCCCACCTCGTGATGGTTCGTATGTGATCAAAAACAAGAGTCCGAGCATGAGAAGCCACTTCCAGATTTGCATCTCTAGTCTAGGTGAACTTAAAATTTCCCTGCTGTACTGCCAGTGACAACGTGTTCTTGGGATTTAATTTACAGGCTGAACGAGCGGAGTACCAGTCTCAGCCTTGGCACTGAACGAGTGTGCAAACGGATTGCTCTTGAGCACGTTGTTTGCCAAGTTGAGGCGGTCCGAACGAGGATCCTTCTGACCCTTGAACACGTTGAGGCGATCATACTGGTTTGGAAGATAGCGAGAACCACGGCTTGCGTCAGCTGGACGAACTGGGAGCGCACCCGCCTCGAGACGCGTGTTTGTGTTGGCACCGACGGCACCCACGGGGTCGGCGCGAACGTTCATGCGCCCGCCGTTACCGGGACGGTCGGGGTTGACACGATTGTTTGACCAGCGCATCGGGTCGTTGTAAGCAGTGTTGTACGCCTCTGCGACCATATACTGCCCTGGACCAAGTTCCAGGCCATCCTGACGAGAACCAGTCTCCTGGCGGTTCGTCGTCCGGCGTGTCTTCTGAAAATCCGGGCGACCTTCCGGTGCTGTGATGGCACCACCCTGTCCTTGACCACGTGTCTGCATAGGCTGATAGTTCGCAGTCGTCTTGGACAGCTTGGCAGGGTGAGAAATGGCACCCAGCGTCGTTCCACCGTTCTTCACGTTAGGATTGGCTGGACCGCCCCATGTACCTGAAAGAGTCGTCAGACGCTCCTCGTTCATGTTGTTTGGCAGAATGCGGAAAAACTGCTGGAAACCACCTGACGCTGGTGTGTCCGGTGACAGACCGAGACCGCGTCCGACGTATTTCTTGTCTGCAGGTGTTACATTGTTCATCTTGTTGGTGACTGGCTCACGGCTTCCATCCGTCTGGTACACGGGCTGACCAAACGGGAAACGAGTTCCACTTGGAGTAACGTCCGAGAAGCTTGGTGCAATCTCCTTTGGTGGAAGACGGAACCCGCCTGAAAACCCACGACCCGTATTTGGCTCGAGATTCAGTGGATCGATCTGGGGATCCTGCTGAGCAAACTTGTACTGCACGAGATCAAACTTGGTAATTTGTTCTGGTGGTGAAGGCATCACCGCCTGCTCCTCCTTGACGTCGCTGAGTTTCTTTCCGGCAAAAACCAGACCGACAACGGCGGCAAGACTGAAGGGGTCCATCTATTAGTTAGATGCTATTTTTTATCGGACGGGGGCTCCGTCTACTTGTCTGTGGGGTAGCGCTTCGCGTAGGACATGGACTGGTACATCGCGTACGTGCTTGTCGGGTCCCATGACATGAACTTGTTCACTGGCTTGTCAATGTAGAGTTCTGGAAAGTCGTACGGCTTGTCGGCGTAGTACTTGTTGTTACGGGAAGTCGTCTGTGAACGCAGAGCGTCACCCGTCATGACGATAACTTCGTAGTTGGTGTTTTTGGGTCCAAAGTACATTCCATCCTCAACCATGAGGAGTCCGGGCTGAAGCACACTGCTCGGCATTATTACTTGTAGGTGAGATTATTTATTAGTCCCGAGTCCGTCGTGAGGACGGTGGGGGCACTCGTGCCTGGACCTTACCGACCGTTACCACCACGGAGCTGAACACGTTCTGGTCCACGAGCATATGGACCGTCGGGGTTGCATGATGCTGGGTCATCGCGGCACATGGGGGCGAACGGCTTTCCGAACGCAGCGTTGGTGAAAGCCGCCTGATCGTTTGGCCAGCTCGTCACTGCCGTAGTATAGAAATTGCGCTCGGCGTCGCGTTTACGCTCGAACGGGTGGATAGCTTTCCACTCGTTCTGGACCTCCTCCTTCATGGTCGGATACCACGGAGCCTGCTGCGCGTAGCTCGGATCATCACCAAGCATGTAATTTGCCATCGGGTTGTCGCGCGTCGGCATGCGCAGACCACTCATCACCTTTGGACCCGTTGAGACTGCACGGGTACCGTCTGGAATCATGTTCATACCGTACAGTACATAAAGAGCGGCAATGACTAGGGCACCGAGTGCAACGATGCGAGCATCGCGGCGAATCAGGTACGTGAGCACGACGGCATACACGATGAAACGAGTCGTTGCGAGAACTCGCTGTTCCGCCGTCTGACGACCAGTGGGCCAAAAATCCAGCAGTTGATCTTTTGCAACAAGTTCACGCAGGTCAATCGTCATCTTCTATTTTACGTGGAGATTTTGTTTGAGGTGGACTTCAAATCAGAGGACCACCCTTACCACCCTTGAGCAGAGAAGACATCAGACCATTCATGCTGTTCATCAGAGCCGCCTCGTCGATGGTACCGTCGGGGCCGGTTGCCGTATCCTGGAGCTGGCTGGCACACTTCTGTGCCACAGACTCGATCATATTGAGCGTCTCGGCTGGAAGAGCGGAGATGGTCGTACCCAGAATATACAGCGTCTGGAGGTACTGCCAGATGGCATTCTTCGTCGTCTCGGACAGTTCGGAGTTCCACAGACGAGGAATGTCCAGATCATTCAGAAAAGGCACCTCTGCCGCGTGCGTCTGGAAAAACTCCTCATCCTTCTGCATCAGGTGGTTTGCAAAAGGACCAACCGTCTCCATAAACTCCTTCATGGGCTTCTTCTGGTTCGCCTTGCGCAGAAGGACAAACGTGTTCTGGTACTTTACCAGCTTCTTCTCATTGGGAAACGTGAGAACAAGCTCGTCAAGAAAC